CGGCCGCGGCGAGTCGTGACGGGAAGGTCACCCCGATCAACCGTCCCCGCGTGGCGGGCTGATGCCGTGGCGGGGGCCCGAGTACCCGGGTGAGTTCCCGACGCTCGGGTGGGGCGTCATCGACCTGTGCACGACGTACGCGCGGCTGCCCAACGGGGCCCCGCTGGTGCCCACGGTCCGGCAGCAGAAGTTCATCGCCCGCCTGTACCGGCTCGACCCGGCCACCGGACGGTTCGTGTACCGCCGGGCCGTGGACGAGGGAGCGAAGGGGGTCGGCAAGTCGCCCGAGGGCTGCATGATCGGCCTCGGCGAGCTCGTCGGAGACGTCGTGTTCGACGGGTGGGACGCGAACGGCAACCCGGTGGGGCGGCCCCGGTGGACGTCGGAGTTCCCGGCGCTGATCCAGGTGTGCGCGAACGCCGAAGATCAGACCGACAACCTCTATGGGTTCTTCCGGCAGATGCTCTCCGAGTCGCCCGCGCTCGATGAGTTCGGCATCGACCTGGGCAAGACCCGCATCGAGCTTACGACGCACCCCGGCAAGATGGAGGGGGTCACGACGGCGGCCGGCACCCGAGAGGGTCAGCGGGTGACGTGCGCGCTGTTGGAGGAGACGCAGCACTACACGGAACGCAACGGCGGGATCGGCGCGGCGGAGACGCTGCAGCGCAACGTCGGCAAGACAGCGGGCCGCATGGTGGCGCTCACGAACGCCCCGCTGATCGGTCAGGACTCGCTGGCCGAGCGTGACTTGGAGGCGGCGAAGAAGGGCACGGCGGGCCTGCTGTACTTCGCGCACCGGGGCCCGTTCGTCGAGGACCTCACCGACCGGGAGGTGCTGCGGGCCGCGCTCGAGGTGGCGTACGCGTCGGACCCTGACGACCTGTCGGCGGGCCCGGTGGACTACGTCGACCTCGATCGTCTGTGCGACGAGGCGGTCGACATGCGACCTGGTCAGGCGCGCCGGTTCCTTCTGAACATCCCGGACGAGACCGCGGACGAGTCGTGGCTGCCGGATGGTCTGTGGGAGGAGCTGCGCGAGGAAGGCGCCGCACTCGACCAGGAGCGCCCGTTCCGGGCCGCGGTCGACATGGCACTGAAGCACGACACCACCGCGGTGCGAACCTGCCAGTCGTGGGACGACGGCCGGGTGTTCGTCGGCTCACGGGTGTTCACCCCGACCAACGGCGATCACCTCGACGTGTTCGAGATCGAGCAGCACATTCGTGAGCTGCACCAGACCGGCAACCTCGTGGAGTGCGGGTACGACCCCGCCTACTTCGAGCGGTCTGCGCAGGTGCTGCTCGATGAGGGCGTGAACATGGTCGAGTTCCCGCAGTCCGCGGCCCGGATGGTCCCGGCGTGCGGGCACGCCTACGAGCTAGCGGTCGGCCGCCGCATCGTTCATGACGACGACCCGGTCAGCGCCGCACAGGTCGTGGCCGCGGCCCCGTTCTCGTCGGGTGAGGGGTGGCGGCTCAGCAAGGGCCGAGACAAGCGCAAGAAGATCGACAGCGCCATCGCCATGGTGATGGTCATCGACCTCGAAACCGTCGTCGAAGCCTTCGTCGACCCGCTGAGTCAGATCGAGTGAGGAGGTGCCAGGCGTGAGCGATCGTATGACGACTGTTCTCGAGGTGCTGGGTCTGGCCGCTGTCTCGGTCGGGGTCGGCCTCCATGACATCGGCGCGGGTCTGGCCGTGGTCGGCGCCGGCCTGCTCGCGGTCGGGATCTTCGGGGCCCGCGCGTGAGCCTGTTCGCGAAGCCACGCCCGGCGCAGGAGTCGCGGGCGATCACGTACCAGCAGGTCTGGGGATCCGGCGGCGACTGGATGCCGGCCGGGGTCACCTCGGCGGATCAGGCGATGCGTCTCGCCGCGGTGCGGGCCTGTGTGCGCCTGATCGCCGACTCGGTCGCGTCGCTCCCGCTCGACCTGTACCGCCGGCGCCCGGACGGCCCGACCGAGCAGATCGCCCCATCGCAGCTCCTGACGGACCCGTCGACACTCGTGAGCCAGTTCGACTGGGTCGTGCAGTGCGTCGCGTCGCTCCTGCTCGACGGGAACGCGTACGGGCTGATCACGTCGCGCCGCATCGGGTGGCCGTCGTCGATCGAGTGGCTCGACCCTCGGACCGTCGAGGTGAACCGGGCCGGGTTCCGGGTCACGTACAAGGTCGACGGGGTCGACGTGCCGGCAGAGGACGTGGTGCACGTGCGCAACGTCGTGCTCCCCGGTGCGGTCAAGGGCATCTCGGTCGTGCAGCAGAACGCCGACGTGATCCGGCTCGGGCTCGAGGCGCAGAAGTTCGCCCTCGATTTCTTCGTCGGTGGCGGCCATCCCACGGGCGTGATCGAGTCCGACCACAAGTTCGAGAAGGGCGACGGCGAGGCCGTGTCGGCCCGGTTCGTGGACCGTTCCAAGAAGCGCGGCCCGGTCGCCCTCGGTAGCGGGTTCAAGTACCGCACGATCCAGGCGACCCCGGACCTGACCACGGTCGAGATGTCGCGCATGGTCGCCGCGGACATCGCCCGGTGCTTCGGCCTGCAGCCCGAGAACATCGGCGCCTCGGGCGGGTCGTCGATGACCTACGCGAACGTCGAGCAAAAGACGTCGGACATGGTGACCTTCGGCCTGCGGCCCGTGTTCACCCGCATCGAGCGGGCCCTCACGGCGCAGCACCCGCGCCCGCAGTTCGTCCGGTTCAACGCCGACGCGATGGTGCGCACCGACCTGCTCACCCGCTACCAGGCGCACGAGATCGGCATCCGGTCCCGGTTCCTGACCCAGTCCGAGGCCCGCGACCTCGAGGACCTGCCGTTCATCGCGGGCACCGACCAGCTGGCCCCGCTCATGCCTGAGCCCGCCCCCGTCAAGCGTTCGATCCCGGAGGTCGACTGACATGCGAGAGACCCGATTTCTGCGCCGGCCCGAGGCCGTCGCCGAGCTCCGCGCGAAGGGCGACGGCAAGCTGCCCGCGATCGCCGGGTACGCCGCCGTGTTCGGCCAGTACTCGCAGAACCTCGGCGGGTTCGTCGAGATGATCGCGCCGGGCGCGTTCGACCGGGTGCTGCGCGACCCGAACCGCGAGGTGCTCGGCCTGTTCAACCACGAGGACGACATGGTGCTCGGCGCCCGGTCGTCGGGCACGCTCACGCTCGCCGCCGACGAGGTGGGCCTGTCGTACAACATCGACACCCCGGACACGACCACCGGCCGCGACCTCGTCGTGCTCGTCGAGCGCCGCGACGTCACCGGCTCGTCGTTCTCGTTCACGGTCGCCCCGGACGGCGTGACGTGGTCCGAGACGGAGCAGGGCTACCCGCTGCGCGTCATCGAGAACGTGGCCGCCTTGTACGACGTGGGCCCGGTGTCGTGCCCCGCGTACCTCGGCACGCAGGAGGCCGACACGTCGGTCGCGCTGCGCTCGCTCGCCGACGCCGCCGACCTCCCGCTCGACGCGGTGATCGCCGCCGCCGAACGGAACGAGCTGCGGGCCCTGCTCGCCGCCGAAGATCCCGCAGGAGACCCCGACCCCGACGCCCCGGGAGACCCCGACGCGTCGCGGCTGGTCCTGCACCGTGCCCGGCTGGCGCTCGCCGCCCGGGCGCACCCGCCGACCCGGTAGCCAACCGCCGGCACACCCCCCACCAACTCCGAACGAGGCCGCCCACGGGCGGCCTTCGTCGTTCCCCAACAGGAGAACCGCCACCATGTCCGAGACCCTGAAGAGCAAGCTCTACGCCGAGCGCCGCAACGCGTGGGAGCAGGCCAAGACCACCCTCGAGACCGCCGAGGCCGAGAACCGCGACCTGACCGCCGAGGAGACGGGCGCCTTCGAGAAGGCGAACGAGGCCATCGACGCGCTCGACGCGCGGATCCAGACGCTGATCGACCACGAGAAGCGCGCCGCGAAGGCCGACGCCTACGCAGCCGAGCTCGAGCGCCAGGGCGCCACCCTCGACGCCCCCGACGTCACGGTCGACGAGGTCCGCTCGTTCCTGAAGGGCGAGCGCCGGTCGCTCGTCGTGAAGCCCGCCGAGCCCCTGACCGTGCAGGAGTACCGCGACCTGTCCAAGCTCACCGCGGGCGCCGGCGCGAACACCGTCAAGACGGGGTTCTACGAGAAGCTCATGGCGCATCTGATCGAGGTCTCGGGCATCCTGTCCGCCGGGCCGACGATCCTCGCCACCCAGTCGGGCGAGCAGATCCAGGTGCCCAAGACCACGAGCCACAGCTCAGCGGCGCTCATCGCCGAGGCCGGCACGCTCACCGAGTCCGACCCCGTGTTCGGCCAGGTGCCGCTCGACGCCTACAAGTACGCGATGAGCGTGCAGGTGTCGACCGAGCTCGTGACCGACACCTCGGTCGACCTGCTCGGCTACCTCGCCATGCAGGCCGGGCGCGCCGTCGGCAACGCCTTCGGCGTGCACGCGATCACCGGCACCGGCTCCTCGCAGCCGAACGGCGTCGTGACCGCGGCCACCCTCGGCGTGACCGGCTCCGCGTCGGTGTCGGGTGCGTTCACCGCCGACAACCTCATCGACCTGTACTTCAGCGTGATCGCGCCGTACCGCAACTCGACGAGCTGCGGGTGGCTCATGAAGGACGCGACCCTCGGCGCCGTCCGGAAGCTGAAGGACACCACGAACCAGTACCTGTGGCAGCCGTCGCTGCAGGTCGGTGCCCCCGACACGATCCTCGGCAAGCCGGTGAACACCGACCCGAACGTCGCGGCGGTGGCCCTGTCCGCGAAGTCGGTCGTGTTCGGCGACTTCAGCCAGTACTTCGTCCGCACCGTGCAGGGCATCCGGTTCGAGCGGTCGGACGACTTCGCGTTCCAGAACGACCTGGTCACGTTCCGGTGCATCTTCCGCGCCGACGGCGACCTCGTCGACACGACCGGCGCGGTCAAGTACTTCGCCGGCAACGCGGCCTGATCCGACGACCCCGGCGGGCACCCGCCCGCCGGGGTCACTCGGTTCCCCCATCCCAGCTAGTGGAGGTGTGCAGTGCGAGTGATCCTGACCACGTCGGTCTCCGGTACCCGCAACGGTGAGGACTGGCCGGCCCGCGGTTCCGAGGTCGACCTGCCCGACGACGAGGCGGCCGACATGATCGCCGCCGGTCTCGCGAAGCCCGTCGAGGCCGCCGAGGCCCCGGCCGTGGAGACCGCGACCGTCGACCACGAGGACGCCGAGACGGCGACCGCGCCCCGCAAGCGCGGGGCCCGCAAGGTCTGACCCCGTGGCCTATCCGACGGCGACCGAGATCAGAGACCGCGTGCCGGCGCTGAAGAGCATCGACGCGTTCCCCGACGTGGTCCTGACCGATCTCATCGAGTCGTTCGCCGGGATGGCCGAGCGGTACCGCGGGACCGCCTACGTGACCCGCACCGTGACCGGCGAGTCGCACGAGCTCTACGGCGACACCGTCGTGTGGCTCGAGTGGCCGAACGTTCAGTCGGTCACGTCGATCACGGTGACCTTGTACGGGTCGACGCAGACGATCGACGTGACCTCCTGCCAGGTCGACAAGGTCGCCGGGCGCGTGGACCTCGGGTCCATCTTCGCGTCGCCGGTCGCCGCGCACGGCGCCTACGCCGGCACGGCCCTGTTCAACTACACGCACGGGCTCACCACGACCCCGCCCGGGCTCGTGCGGGCCTGCCGCGAGTTCGTGCGCGCCTCCGCGCTGCGCGACGCGTCCAACGTCGGCCGCGACGTCGTGAGCCAAGCCGGTGAGGCGGGGGGAACGACCCGCTACGTCACTGAGGACTGGGACCGCGGGCGACCGACATCGTTCGCCGGGGTGAACCAGGAACTGAACGCTCTGCGCGACTACCGGACGCGTGACCTGTGACCGCCACCACCTCTGCCCGGATCGCGGTCCGGCAACGACTCTTCGAGTACCTGACCGAGCGGGTGCTCGACATGCCGCCCGGGTCGGTGACCTACGCGTCGCCCATCGACACCATCGGCGATGACGCGATCTGGTTGGGTGAGATCAAGGCCGCCGACTCCGGGCTCGAGGATCCCCGCAAGCCGGGGCGTCAGGTGCGGAACGACGCCTTCACGATCGACATCATCATCGTGGCCGTCGCAGCCGGCGATGCCGACGGCCAGGGTTCCGACGCCCGCGCCATCGAGCTCCTGGCGGCCGTCGAGGACGTCGTCGCCGAGGACGTCACCCTCGGTGCGGTCCCCGGGTTGATCTTCTGCAAGTTGGCCCCGTTCGACGGTCCCAGCCCCCAGCCCACCGACCTCGGGTACGCGTCGATCATCACCGCCCCGCTGTTCTGCTCCACCCAACTCCGCTGAGAGGAACACCCCCATGAGCAACGTCACCGTCACCTACATCGGCGGCCACGACGAGGTCGAGCTCGAGGTCGCGCCGGCCGTGTGGCGCACCGTCGTGCTCGGCGGCGAGATCACCGTGCCGGCCGCGGTCGCCGGCCGGGCCCCCGAGGGCGACGACCCCGGGTCGGGCTTGCTCGCCCAGGTCGACGTGTGGGCCGCCAAGCCCGCCGCGAAGCCCAAGCCCAAGCCCGCCGAGTAGCAGCACCCCAACCCCCGGCCCCCGCCACCCCAAGGAGTCACCATGCCCGTCGAAGCCCAGGCCGCCACGAAGAACGAGTCGACGTACGGGACGCCCGTGACCGTCGACAAGTTCTTCGAGTTCAACGAGGAGTCGATCGACGTCGAGATGGGGCGCCTCGACGCGACCGGGATGCGCACCGGAGCGAAGGGCAAGCGGTCCGACCGGCGCGTGGTCTACACGAAGGGCGCGTCGGGCCCGCTGAAGTTCTACGTCCTGTCCAAGGGGTTCGGGTGGTGGCTGCAGCACCTCGTCGGCGGCACCGTGACGACGTCGGGCCCCACCGACTTGGCGTACACGCACACCGGCGCAGTCGGCGTCGCACCGCGCCTCACCGGCAAGTCGTTCACGGCGCAGATCAACCGCAAGGACAACACCCTCACCGACCGGGTGTGGACCTTCGAGGGCGGCAAGGTCACCAAGTGGGGACTGGCGTGCGACGCCGAGGGCCTGCTCGAGTGCACCGTCGAGTGCGACTTCGAGGACTTCAAGACCAACACGGCGCTCGCCTCGGCGACGTACCCGACCGCGATGGAGCCCCTCAGCTTCGTCGGTGGGTCCGTCACCTACAACGGGGTCACGCTCGACATCCTGAAGTTCGGCGTCGACTGCACCGACCAAGGCCTCGACACCGAGCGGCGCCTGGTGCGCGCCAACGCGCTGAAGAAGGAGCCGATCGAGAAGCAGCTCCCCGAGTTCAAGTGGTCGGCCGAGATCGAGCAGGGCGACCTCACCCAGTGGGGGTTCTTCGCCTCCGCGACCGCGGCGGGCTCAGGCGCGCAGATCGTCGCCACGTTCGCCGCTCCCACCCTCATCGGCGTGGCGGCGTACCCGACGCTCACGGTCACGCTCCCGTTCGCCGGCTGCGACGAGTACAAGGTCGGGAACAAGGCCGGGCTGAACCACGCCACGGTCGGCGGTGACGTGCTCTGGGACGGCACGAACGCACTCGTGACGCTCGCCTACAAGACCCTCGACGCGACGCCGCTCTGATGTCATCCTCACCGGCCGACTTCGCGCACCGGTGCCAGAAGATGGCGACGACGATCCCGCGGGCGCAGCGTGACGCCGTGTTCGCCGCGGCGATGGCCGCGAAGGAGTCGTTCATCGCCGCCGCAGCTGGCGCCGGACTCCGGCCCGGCGTGAAGCTGCGCGGCGTCGGCAAGTCCGGCGCGTCATGGGGCGTCGGGTTCTCGATCAAGGGCCAGCAGAACCCGACAGCGCTCATCGCATTCCGGGGCCCGGTGCACCTGGTGAACAACCCGACGAAGCCCCACACGATCGCACCCCGCCGCAAGGGCGTGAGGGCGGTCCCGCGTGGTGACGGCACGTTCTCCGCGTCGGTCCCGCACCCGGGCACCCGCGGCAAGCACTTCTTCGGCCCGGCGAAGGCCCAGGTCGAAGCCCAGACCCCCGCCATCTTGGCCGGGGCGACCCGTCGGGCCCTGCTCGACAACTTCGGCTGACCGCCGACCCGACGCCCAAGGGGGGCACCATGGCGCAGACACGCGCGATCAAGAAGGCCGCCGAACGCAAGACCCCGGAGCAGCGCGTCCTCGACGACATCAAGGCGGGCCGGCTCGACGGGTTGATCACCGACATCATCGACGCGATCACCGACCGGGTCCGCGAGGGCGCGGTCATCATGCGCTGGCACGTCCGCCTCGACGACCTCGACGTCACCGAGGACGACCTCACGATCGACGAGGCGTACCAGGTCGAGCGGGAGTCGGGCGGCAACTGGCGCGACATCAACCCGCTGCAGTCCGCCGCGCACGCCCGGGCTCTGCTGGTGGCCCTGTTCCAGACCCGGCGGGGCCTGACGCTCGACGAGGCCCGGTACGAGGCGGGGCGCCTGACCGTGGCCGAGACGCTCGCGGCGATCAGTCAGGAGGCGGCGCCGGGCCCTTTGGATTCGTCGACCTCGACGGGCCCGACGCCTTCGTGATCGCCTGCGCCCGCCTCTTCGCCTGGCCGCCGTCGGTGGTGCGCCGCGAGACGTTCCGTGACCTGCGACTGGTTCTGAGAGGGGTGACCGATGTCGGGACTAGTTGACCGCCTGGCGCTCGTCATCACCGCCGACGGTGCGGGCGCGATCAAGGAGTTCCAGAAGGTCGGCGCTGCCGCGGAGAAGGACCTCAAGAAGGCTGAGGACCGGACCAAGAAGGTCGGCTCGCAGATGCAGGCGACCGGTGTCGCGATGATCGGCGCCGGCGCGCTGATCGTCGGGGCGATGGTGGAGACGGCGAAGGCCTCGGAGGAGGCCAACGTCCAGCACCTGAAGCTCGACAACACGCTGAAGAACTCGCCGCAGCTCGCGAACGCGAACAAGCAGGCGTTCCTCGATCAGGCAACGGCGATGCAGAAGCTGGTCGTGGTCGACGACGAGGCGATCATCTCAACGCAGGCGATGCTCGGCCAGTTCGGGTTGACCCAGTCGCAGATCATCGAGATGACCCCGCTGGTCGTGGACCTGTCGCGCAAGATGGGAATCGACCTCGACTCCGCGGTGAAGATGGTGGGCAAGTCGGTGGACGGGTCGTCGGGTGCGCTGAAGAAGGCCGGGATCACGGTCGACGAGACCGCGTTTAAGACGGACCACTACGGGGCTACGATGACGGCTCTGTCGCAGAAGGTCGGCGGGTTCGCCGAGTCCGAAGGCCAGACGTTCGCCGGTCAGCTCGAGATCACCAAGAACCGCCTGCACGACGTTGTCGAGGGCGTGGGCGTCGGCGCGGTCGATGCGTTCAACAAGATGCTCGGCCCGGTGCAGTCCCTGTCTGACCGGTTCACCGAGCTCGACGCGGGCACGCAGTCCACGATCGGAACCATCGGCGCCTATGCCGGCGTGGGGCTGATCGCAGCCGGTGCCGCGTCCACGCTGATCGGCACGCTCATCAAGATGAAGGCGAACTTCTCGGCCGCGGCCGACGCTGCCCGGTCGGCGGGGTCGTCGCTCGGCACGGTGGGCGGCGCCTTGCGGGGCCTGTCCTTCGCCGCGGCGGCGGCGGGCGTGGTGGTGCTCACGAAGCGGCTGCAGGACAACGCGGACGAATCCCGCCGGTGGGCGAACGCGGTGACCGGTGGTGGGACGCTGCCCGAGAAGATCGCCAAGGCGACCGCCGAACTCGACAAGCAGCGGGCCGTCGCCGAGAAGTACGCGTCGCTCGACTTCGGCAACGTGCTGCACCTGGCCGGCAGCAACGAGGGCCGTGACGCCCAAGACAAGATGCGGGCACTCGAGGATGAACTGAAACGGTTGCAGGACGAGGAGAAGAGCGCGAAGGAAGGCGCCGACCTCGCCGCTCGTGGCGTTGACGACCTCGGCAACTCGGTGTCGGACACGACCGACTCCGTCAAGGACGCGAACACGGCATGGGACAAGGCCAAGGATGCACTGAAGGGCTACTACGACCAGGCGTTCGGCGCCGTCGATGGGCAGCGGGCGATCGTCGAATCCCAGCAGTCCATGATCGACACGATCACCGAGAACAACCAGACGGCCTGGGGTGCGTTCGACTTGTCGACGAAGGCCGGGCGTGACAACCAGGCCGCGTTCGAGGACGCGGCCAAAGCGGTCGTCGAATACGGCCAGCGCAACATCGCCGCCGGTGGTGACATCGGGAAGAACACGCAGATGGTCAATGCTCAGATCGCGAAGCTCCGCGAGCAAGCAATCGCGCACGGGATCAGCGCCGACAAGGTCGACGCCTACATCGCCCAACTCGGCCTGGTGAGGGAGAACGTCGAGACCAAGTTCAGTGCCCCGGGCCTTGCCGAGGCGCGCGACAACGCCGAGCGGCTCAGTAACGCGGTCGGTGCCGCCGCTGCCGGCATCAACAACCTGTCGACTTCGGGCAAGGGAGGCGGCACCCTCTTTGGTTCCACGATCAACCTCGGGTTCCGGGCCGACGGCGGCCCTGTGGACGCCGGCCGCCCCTACGTCGTCGGTGAAGGCGGCGTGCCCGAGTTGTTCGTGCCCAAGTCCGATGGAGTGATCCTGAACCCCGCCCAGGCCGGTCAGGTGGCCGCGGCCGCCGGCGGGAGCGCGGGCCCGACGGTGATCCACACGCACGTGAGCATCGACGGCCGTGAGATCGCCACGGCGATCACCCGCTACGAAGGGTCGATCCGATGAGCAGCCGTATCACGATCGGCCGCGTCGGCCTCGACATCGACACCGGCGAAGTTGACCGGTGGGAGCAGTCGGGGGACATGGTGGCCACAGGCGGCACGTTTGTGGTGACGTCGGTCGCCGCCGCGCAGGCGATGCGGGCCCAACTGCTCGGGCTCCTGGGCCCGGACGAGCCGATCGTGCCGGTCGTGTGGTCCGACGACACGAACCTGAACGGGTACTACCGGGTCCTCGACATGCAGGTGTCGACGGACCAGTTCACGTTGACGAACGGGCTGCTGTCCTGGTCGGCGAAGCTGCAGCGGTTCTCCGCGTACCCGCTGGTGGAGATGGCGTTGCGGGGTGGGGCGCGCACGGGTATGCCCGGGGCGATCACCGCCACCGGGTTCCACGCCACCCCGGTGTCGTGGCAGGGCGTCGACTACGGGACCGGCACGGCGCAGACCCCGACGGCACGCACCACGTACGCGCAGGGCAACCTCGAGATCGTCACCTCGACGAGCTCGACGACACTGAACCTCGTGACGGCGGGCGTGGACCCGTCGGACTACTACGACGCGGCGGCGTCCATCACGTCGGGCGGGTACACCGTGGTGGGCCGGGACATGCCGAACTCGACGACGTCGTGGGGGATCGGCGACGGGCTGATCCGTTTCGCGCAGTCGTCGGGCGCCGGCAACGACCTGGTGATGTACGTCGCGAAGAACGACGGGTCGTCGGAGTACGGGCCCTTCGGTCTGTACTGGTCGATCGACGGGCCCGTGAAGACCCGCACGGGCACGCTCCGGTCGGTGAAGATCCTGCGCAACTCCCCGGAGGAGTGTGTGCTGCGGCTGGCGTACAACTACACGACGCTGCCGACCTCGTACCTGGGGTCGCTGATCGTGGACATCAGCGTGCGGCGGGGGTCGCGCATCGCGACGATCACCATGTCCGGGTCGCTGTCGCTGCAGTGGGGCTTCTTCTTCGAGACCGCGACGGCGCTGACCGGGCACCGGTCGAACTACACCTATCGGTCGACGGGGACGTGGGCGGATGGGCGTGCGGTGATCGGCACCGGCCAGTCCTCGACGTTCGAGACGGTGCAGGGCGGCTGCTACTTGACGGCGGCGGCGGCGAAGTTCCTGGGGTGGATCGGCATCGAGTCGCTGGGTGCCGGCGCGACGACCCCGCCTGACGGCAAGCAGGACCTCGAGAACCAATACTGGTACGGGCTCAGCGAGACGCAGCGTGTGGTGGCGCAGTGATCCGCGAGGGTCTGATGCAGACCGGCCACTTCGACCTGGACCTGGTCGATGACTGCCCGCTGAAGATCCGCCGCCTGGCGTCCCAGTTGGGGGCGTTGCTGGTGGTGTCGGACGTGCCGCTGGCGGTCGACGGCATGTCGGTGACTGACCTGCTCGGGCAGTCGGGGTTGGCGTATACGGGGGTGGTGACGCGCAAGGCGAACAAGTTGCGGCGCATCTCCGGGGCCGGGCTCATGTGGTACCTGCAGTCCGGCAAGGGGTACGCGGGGTCTTTCGGCACCGCGCTCCCCGCGCTGCCGATGACGTTCTCCGACTTCCTCACCCAGTGGTTGTCGACGTCGGGCAGCAAGTCCAACCAGATCGGCAAGGGCACCGCCTACTCGGCGTCGACCACGGCGATCAACGCGTGGACGGAGGCGCCGGCCACCGAGGTGCCGGTAGTGAAGCCGTGGATCGACGTGCTCGCCGCGCAGACCGGCAACGAGTACCGCATCACCACGCAGGGGTACATCGACTACGGCGTGTCCACGTCGCTGTTCCGGTCCACGCCGAACATCGTGATCTGCCCGGGCCTTGATGGGCGCGAGGGCTCGAGCTACCGGGCCCTGAAGGTCGTCCAGTTCGACATGTCCACGGACGTGGAGAACTTCCGGAACTACGCCTACTACCAGACTTCGGACGGGGTCTACACCGCCGGAGGTGGGACATCGAACCCCGATCGGGCGCTCATGCTCCGCATGGGCGGGTCGGCTGGGTACGTCACTCTGGGGCGCCCCTTCCATGTTCTGCAGACGACGAGCAGCACCGACGTCAACAACGCGGTGGCTGCCGCCGCCGACCTGTACTGCACCCCGAACTACGAGATCAACTGCTCGGTCGACGAGTACAACATCACGACCATGATCCAGCCCGGCGACTGGGTCTACGTCTACTCGCCCGACGACGACTTCTACGACTCGGCCAACAGCATCGCCATCGGCGGGCAGATCCTCGCCCCCAAGTCGATCCGCTGCACCGGCTACACGTACCCGGTGCAGGCCGGCATGGGCGTGTACGCCCTCTACAACGACGTCGTCACCGACCTCACGAACTTCGTGAAGTGGGAGACAGGCCGGCCCACCCAGCTCGAGTTCGACCTGCGCCCCAAGTCCTTGCAGGCCAACGCCGACGCGTCGGCCATCGGGTGAAGACCTGGGCGATCTGCGCAGTCCGAGCGGCCGGCGTCGTCCTCGTCGACCTGGCCGTGTTCGTGCTCGCCGCCATGTTCCTGATCACGCTGCGACCCTAGGGGGCCCCCTTGTCGACGTCCGATTTCCTGCCCGCGAGGGATGACCAGAAGCTGCCCCCGGGCGCCTGGTCGCGTACCTACACGCTGTCGGGGATCACGGTCGTGGACAACACGACGTGGCACGCCCGCATCGTGCGCAACAAGGGTGACGTGCAGTCCACCGGCACCCTCGTGTCCCCGACGGTCACGGTGAACACGGGCGCCAACACGGTCACGTTCTCCCTCACCGCCACCCAGGTCGCGGCGCTGATCGGTGCGGGGGCGGCGAAGTTCCCCGGGTACTGGTCGGTCTACTACGACACGCTCGACACGGAGCTCGTTGCCGGGTCGTTCGTCATCGACCGCACCGCGACGAACAGCGGGTCCGCCGGGTCGACGACGCTGACCTACACGGCCGGGGGAGCAACGACGCTCACGGTCACCACGGGGGCCAGCCCCGACACGTTCGACACCGCCGGCAGTGCGGTGGCTATGGCAATCGTCCTCGGAGGGAACTGAGCATGGCAACGAAGGCGTTCAACACGGCGACGCTCACCGCGAAGGTGCTCGCGTCGACCCGGCTGTCGACCACGTCCGCGACGGCGGTCTACACGGTCGGCGCATCGAAGTGCGCGAAGGTCTCCACCGGGACCCTGTGCAACATCTCCACCACGGCCGCGGTGACAGTGTCGCTGGCGATCGTGCAGTCGGGCAGCACCGACGACGGGACCCACACGGCGCTGTCCGCCTACAGCCTCGCGGCGGGGGACACGCTGGCGCTCAAGGAGTTCATCGGCGGGCACATGCTCGGCGAAGGCGACTTCATCAGCGTGACCGCCGGCACCGCGAACGTGCTGTGTGTCGTGATCACCGGGGCCGAGGGCGCATGAGCTCGATCCTCAAGACCCCGACCCTGCTCGCCCCGCCCGCGCGTGAGTCGAAGCGCGGGCAGCAGTCGCTCGAGACGCAGCGGGCCCGGGCCCTCCGGGTGTTCTACGCCGCGCTCGCGGACCGCCGATCGAACCCGTGCAACATCGTCGTCATGGGCGACTCGATCACCCAGGGCCAGGGCGCGACAGTGTGGGGCGCCCGGTGGGTGGACCGGTTCCGCGATCAGATGCGCCAGAAGTTCCCCGTCACAGGCGTGACCGGCGGCGTCGGGTACATCAGCACCACGAACGGGCTGACGGGCGGGTCGTCGTCGATCTTCCCCGTGGCGCACTCGGGCACGGTCACCACGAACAGCCAGTCGGGCCCCAAGAAGCGCTCCCGGGTGTTCTCGGCGTCGGGGCACATCACGACCTGGACCGTGGTCGGGACCGCCGTCGACCTCGTCTACTGGCAGGGCACCGGCACCGGGACCGTCAAGTGGTCCGTCGATGGTGGGTCGACGACGAACCAGTCGACGGTAGGCGGGTCGTCGGCGTCGGGTACCACGTTCCGGATCTCGCTCGGGACCGCCGGGGTGCACACCGTCACCGTGGAATGGGTGTCGGGCACCTCGTACATCGAGGGCCTCATCGTCTACAACGGCGACGAGACCACCGGCGTACGGGTACACGAGGCCGGCCGCTCCGGGATCAGCGCCTACCAGTGGGATCAGGTGAACCACGAGAACGCCTCGACGGCGTGGGCCCGGGCGATCGGGCAACTCAACCCGCACCTGCTGATCATCGCCCTCGGCATCAATGACTGGGCGCAGAGCACGGCGAACGGTGGCGCGGCGGGGACCGCGGCGGACTACAAGACGTATGTCAAGTCGCTGATCGCCGACGTGCGGTCGAACACGACGATCGACCCGTCGATCATGCTGCTGTCGTACGCGACGCCGAACGCCTCGCCCTACGACACCGCCTACTCCTTCGCCCAGTACGCCGACGTCTGCGAGCAGATCGCCGCGGAGGACGCCGAGGTGTGCACGCTCGACCTCGGGCTGCGGCTCCCGAAGGTCTCCGGTGACGTGCTGTCGCTCTACTCGGACACGACGCACCCGAACAACAAGGGCCACGCGATGATCGCCGACCTCGTCATGCAGGTCATCGGCGCTGGTGGCGGGGGAGGCGGCGGTTCCACCGACGCCTCCGACCTCGTGTCGGGCACGTTGGCCGCTGCCCGCCTGCCGGCGTTCACTGGTGACATCACGACCTCAGCCGGGTCGTCGGCAACGACGCTGGCGACGGTGGCGAGCGCCGGGACCACGGGCAGCAGCACCGTCGTCCCCGGTGTCACGATCGACGCCAAGGGGCGCGTCACCTCGATCAGTTCCAACGCGATCGCGGACACGACGACGATCACCGGGAACGCCCAGACCGCCGACTACACGCTCGTTCTCACCGACGCCGGCAAGTGCGTCGAGATGAACAAGGCCACGGCGGTGACGTGCACCGTCCCGACGAACGCCACCGTGGCGTTCCCGACCGGCACCGTCATCGAAGTGTGCCAACTGGGCGCCGGTGCGGTCACCGTCGCCGCTGCCGGTGGCGTGACGCTGGACGGCGGCACCGCCATCACGTCCGCCCGGTATCAGTCGCTGTTCCTCCGCAAGCGCGCCACCGACGAGTGGGTGCTGACCGGGTCGGTGCAGCTTGGCGAGATCGGGTATGCGGCGATCACCGCCGACGTGACGCAGGCCGCGGTCGGCAACGCCCTGGTGGCGGGACTGTCTACGACGATCACCGCACCGGGTGGCCGGCCGCTCAACATCGTGGTGTCGGCCGAGCTCAAACAGTCGGCGTCGGGCTCCGGTGCGGCGATGACGATCGAGGAGGACGGCACCCAGATCGTGGAAATTGCACTCATCGCCGCCGCCGCCAACCAGGCGGTCGCGGTCGAACGGACGGTGCGGCGCACCCCGGCGGCGGGGCTCCACACCTACCGGGTGCGTCTGTACGCCTCGACGTCGGGCACGGCGACCCTGATCGCAGCACCGACGAACCCGGCGTTCATTCAGGTGGTGCAGGTATGACCGGGTACGCGACGTTCCGTGACATCGGCGCCTACTACACGGCCGAGGGGTCGTTGGCGATGCTCCCGAAGCTGTGGGCCGGTGACGGCACTGTGGTCGGGGTGCTCGTCATGCATGGCGCCACGCAGACCGAGATGCAGATGATCGACTCCACGAACTACGAGTCGCTGCGCGCCATCCTCGCCGCCGTCGTCGTGTCCGGGCATCCGGTCCTCGGGATCTACGCGGGCGGTGACACCTGGGGGAACGCGACGGCACAAGCCCGCATGACCGACGGCGTCACCTACCTGCAAGGCACCCTCGGGGCGAAGGCCGGCAAGGTGATCCTGATCGGCGGGAGCATGGGCGGGTTGGCGTGCCAGAACTGGGCGAAAGCCAACCCGACTCTGGTGCAGTGCATGGTGGGGATGGTCCCCGTGTCCGACGTGTCCGACATCGTGACCTACAACCGGGGCGGCCTGGCCGCGTCGGTCAACACCGCTTACTCGACGTGGAACGAGGGCACGATGGGCGCCACCTACAACCCGCACACCTACGCGGCGACCGGTCTGACCGGCATCCCGTACAAGGCGTGGTACGCGCTCAGTGACTCGATCGTGATGCCCTCGACGGTCACCGACGTGTGCACCGCCGCTGGGGCTACGGCGGTGAGTGTGGCGGGCGGGCACACCGTCGACAACATCCCACCGGCCGACGTCGTCTCGTTCATCAAGGCGAACCTGTGAGCCGCCTCGCGTCGAGGGCGAACGTCGCCCCGTACCAGGCGTACCGCTCGGCCACCCCGAACCCGCTCACGCTCATCTCGTGGAAGGCCGCCTACTGGGCCGACGACCCGTCATGGTCGAACCCGGGCGACGGCAACGCTGTGTCCTCGTGGCGCGATGGGTCCGGTAACGGGTACGCCGCTGCGCAAGCCTCCGGGCCGGCTCAGCCCCTGTTCCGATCAGCGGTCACGAACCTCAACGGTAAAGCCGGCGTCGAGTTCAACGGGACCAGCCACGCCCTCGCGATCGGCACACCTGTGGTGACCCAGTCGTACAGCGTCATTGCCGTCGTGGACATGCTCGCCACGGCGGGGACGCCGATCATCTCCGACGCCTACGGTGCCGGACGGGCCGCGCTGTTCATCAACGCCGGGCTGACATGGTCCGCGTACGCCGGGGCATCGGTGCTGTCCACGTCCTACGGGCCATCGACCGGCGGGCACGCCTTCCGGTTCCTGGCCAACAACGCATCATCGGCACTCAACGAGAACATGCGGAACACAGCCGGCACCCTCGGCGCGTCGACCGGGTTTACCGGCATCACCCTCGGCGCCTACAACGGCGGCGCGTCGAACTGGTCGAACGTCCGTATCGGGTTCTGGGGCTGCTACCAGGGCGATGTGACCGCACACGCCGGATGGCCCGACCTCGTGTCCGCCATCGGCCACCTGTACCGGCTCAACCTCGCCTAGCAAGGAGACACCCACCATGAACCAGTTCCTCCGCCAGACCCTCGAACGTGCCGTGAAGTCCGCCGGGCAGGCTGTCGTCCTCGTCCTCGGCGCCGGCCAGGTGCAAGCCCTCACCGTCGACTGGCAGACCGTCGGCGGGTTCGCGCTCGGTGCCGTCGTGCTCTCCGTCGCCACGTCCGCCGCGTCGTTCGGGTTCGGGCCCGAGGACTCCCCGAGCGTCGTCGAGTGAGCATCGTCTCCCCGCTGCCCCGTGGGCCCTACGCCGACGGCAAGGGCACGATGGGCGGGTGGGCGATCTCGTCGTGGTTCGGCGGGCGCCCCAACCCGTTCACCGGGTCCCCGTCGTGGCACGGCGGCATGGACCTCGTCGCCCCGCGCGGCACGCCCATGTTCGCCACCGAGGACGGCCGCGTCTCACAGGGCTGGGACTCGTCCGGGGGCGGCAACTGGTCGACCCTCTACGCCGACTCGGGGCGCCGGTGGGGCTACGGCCACGCCCTGCGGTACGAGCCCGGCGTGAACGGGGCCCGGGTCCGCGCCGGCGACGTGATCGCCTACGTCGACTCGACCGGCTCGAGCACCGGCGACCACCTCCACATCGCGATGTCACCGACCCCGCAGGGCCCATGGCAGGACCCGTTCGACCTGCTCGCCTCGGCGGTCTACGCCGGCGACGCCCAGCTGCCCAGCATCCCCACCCCCGACCCGGTCGCCCCGCAGCACCCGACCCCCGACCCGAAGGAGGCCCTCGTGGCCCTGCAGTTCTGGCAGATCAAGGACGACCCGCAGTTCTACGCCGTGGGCCTGTCCGACTCGCTCATCGGCGCCGTCGACAAGGCGGGCGCCCCCGCCGGGCCCGAGCACCTCGTCGGCGGGGTCTACGCCTACGCCTTCGACAACCCGGCGACCTTCGCCCTCGTGGCCGGCGCCGGCATCGCGCCCATCGTGCTCGACCCGAAGGACACGAACCACAAGCCCCTCGTGGACGCCCTCCGGGCCCTGCCGCTGGTCTACCAGGGGCGCTGACCCGTGACCGGACAGGTCATGGCCGAGGTCCCGCAGTGGGCGACCGATGCCGGCACCGTCGCCGGCATCGTCATCGCCGTGCTCGGCGCGCTCGCGCTCGTGTCCAAGTCCCCGCCCGTCCGGTGGGCCTGGCGCACGGTCGTCGCCGACCCCGCGACCCACTGGCTGACCCGCACGATCCGCGCCGAGATCGACCCCGTGAAGGCCACCCTCGACGACGTCGCCGCCAAGAACGACGAGACGTCCGCCGCCCTCGTCGTGCACATGGATGGCGAGGTCGCGCTGCGCGAGGCCGACATGAAGGACCAGGGCGAGTGGCGGGACGAGGTCCGGGCCGACATCGGCAGCTTGCGCGCCGAGATGCGCGCCGGGCACGCCGAGCTCGGCGGCCGGGTCGACGTCGTGCACGAACGCCTCGCCGAGACCCTCGTCGCCCTCGCCGCCGGGAACCCGGAGTGGCGCGACGAGGACGTGCAGCGTTCGACGACCGGCGAAC